AATAACATTAAGGAGAACCGAAGTAACTTTCGGTGGCAAAGTATGGAGTAAAAAAAATTGAAGTGATTCGATGTGGAAATGGTTTGTCCACACCCCCAAAATTTTCATTTAAAATTTTCGAATAAAGATTTTAAAAAAAGAGGCTCACGATTTTTAGTTTCCACTATATTACAAACTTAAAAACACGGGTCTCTTTTTTTTATTAAAAAAAATAAAATAAATTACATTTTAATAATAATAGGTTATATTTATTTATGTATCAAGGTTACACTTGATTAACAAATGAATAATGAATAATAATAATAGGAGAATACTCAATGGACTTAAACGCAATCCGTAAGAGGCTAAATCAGCTTCAAACAACAAACAATCGTACATCAAGTCTTTGGAAACCACAACCTGGTAAAACACAAATTAGAATTGTGCCTTATGAATTTAATAAGGACAATCCTTTTATCGAGTTGTTTTTTCACTACAATCTAAACAATCGTTCTTATTTATCACCAATCAGTTTTGGTCGTCCTGACCCAATTGAAGAATTTGCACAGAAACTTCGTGCAAGTGGTAATAAAGAAGATTATCAATTATCACGAAAACTCGAAGCAAAAATGAGAACTTTTGCTCCAGTTGTAGTTCGTGGTGAAGAGAAACAAGGAGTAAAATTTTGGGGATTCGGTAAAACCGTATACCAAGAATTACTTTCAATTATTGCTGATCCTGATTATGGTGATATAACTGATCCTGTAAATGGTAGAGATGTCGTGGTAGAATTTCTATCGGCAGAAGAAACAGGAGCAAGTTTCCCTAAGACTAATATTCGTGTTAAACCAAATCAAACAGCAGTTTCAGATGAACCTGAAGTTCTTGAATTGGTTAAAAAACAACAGGATATTCGTGACATTTATCAAGAGCAAAGCTATGATGATTTGACAGGAGTATTGAACGAATGGTTGAATCCTGATGATAAACCATCAGAAGAAGATACAAAAGATACTGTATCTACACCTCAACTTGAAACTTCAAAAGTGTCAAATACATCTGATGCCTTTGATGATTTGTTCAATAGTTAAATAAAAAATTGGGGCCGTCAAGGTCAATCCAAGACGGCTCTTATTTCTAAAGGAGATAATGAATGTCCGTACACGATGTTTTAGCTAATGTTTTAGCAGACTCACTAAATAAAAAGTTCAAAGATACTAAAGTAGCATATTTTCTCGATGGTAGTGATTCCACACCAACCGATATCAAGGATTTCATTTCTACTGGCAGTTCTATGTTGGATTTGGCAATTGCCAATAAACCCAACGGTGGAATTGCTGTAGGTAGAATTACAGAAATCAATGGGTTGGAATCAAGTGGTAAATCATTACTTGGTGCACACATCCTTGCCGAAACTCAAAAGAAGGATGGAATCGCTGTCTATATAGATACAGAGACTTCAGTTTCACAAGAGTTTTTGGATGTGATTGGCATTGATATGGGTAAGATGTTATACCTACATTTAGAAACTGTAGAAGATATCTTTGAAGCGATTGAAGAAATCGTAATTAAAGTTCGTGAATCAGATAAAGATAGATTGGTAACAATTATGGTTGATTCACTTGCTGGAGCCTCTACTAAGGTAGAGATGGAAGCAGACTTTGATAAGGATGGTTGGGCTACCGCAAAAGCAATTATTATATCAAAAGCAATGAGGAAAATTACTCAATTGATTGGTAAACAAAGTATAGCTTTGGTATTTACCAATCAACTCAGACAAAAACTTGGAGTAATGTTTGGAGATCCGTGGACTACAAGTGGTGGTAAAGCATTACCATTTCACGCTTCAACTCGTATTCGTTTGAAGAATATGGGGCAAATCAAAGATAGTAAGAAAAATACTATCGGTATGAAATGTAGAGCACAGATCGTTAAGAATAGATTAGGCCCACCTTTGAGGCATGCAGATTATGATATGTACTTCGATAGAGGTATAGATAATTATGGTGCATGGCTAACCGTACTTAAAGAACATAAGTTGGTTAAAGTGGGTGGAGCTTGGTATACTCTTGTAGATGAAAAGGGTAAAGAACATAAATTTCAATCTAAAGATTGGGAAGATTTGATTACTCAGAATGATGAATTGAGGAAATATTTGTACCAACTCATTTGTGATAAGGTTATATTAAAGTATCAAGAAAAACTTGGTATTGATGATGTAGAGTTCACAGATGAGGTTATAGGTGACTAACGCTAGACACTTATCAATACTTGAGGAGATTAAGAAATCTGGCGGTAAGGTAGATAGTGGTGAACCTAATGATTCGGTTTTACTAATAGACGGATTAAATACTTTTATTAGAGTATTTTCCGCAATACCAACTTCTAATGAGGATGGGGTTCACATTGGTGGAATAGTTGGTTTTTTAAGATCAATAGGATACACTATTAATATGGTAAGGCCCACACGAACCATCATAGTTTTTGATGGTAAAGGTGGGTCTAACCGCCGCAGAAAAATATATCCACAATATAAAATGGGAAGGAAAATGTCCCATAGATTAAATCGAACTCATGATTTTCTTACACGTGATGAAGAAAAGAAAATGATGATTTTTCAGTTAAATAGGGTAGTGGAGTATTTAGAATGTTTACCGCTTACTATTATTAATATGGATAATATAGAAGCAGATGATGTAATTGGTTATTGTGCAAATCATATTTTCGATAAAAAAACTACAATTATGAGTACAGATAAAGATTTTTTACAATTAATTGATGAAAATGTAAGTGTATATTCGCCAACAAAAAAGAAAATGTATGATGAAGAAAAAGTAGTAGAGGAATATGGTATTTCTTCACAAAATTTTTTATTATATAAAATTTTAGATGGTGATGTAAGTGATAGTATACCTGGAGTAAAGGGTGTTGGACTGAAATCATTGATAAAACATTTTCCTTTTTTAGAAACTTCTCATAAATATTCAATAGAAGATATTATTAAAAGTGCTTCAACACAAAAAGAAAAATATAAACTTTGTGAAGATATAATTAATTCACGAGAACAAATGTTATTAAATAAAAAACTTATGGACTTGGATGAGGTTATTATTTCTGGTAATGCAAAACTTAAAATACAAAATATTATATCAAATCCTATTCAGAGGTTAGTGAAACATAAATTTCAAAAAATGTTTTTAGAGGATAAAATGTATACTGCTTTACCAAATTTAAATAGTTGGTTACACACCACATTTAATAGATTAAAGTTTATGGCAGAGAAAACTCATGGGTAGAAAAAGAAAATATTTTACAAAAGATGAAAAGAAAAAAGCTCAACGCCGTTGGCAGATGGAACATTATATGCGGAATCGTGATAAGATTTTGGCCACAGCTAAGCAAAAATATAGGGATAAAAAATCACAAGAGTTCTATGATAAAAAAGTGCAACAGATGTACAGAGATATAGAATGAGTGTAGATTATAGTGTATTAGAAAAATTTTTAGATATTGATGAGTTAGAATTGAATTATCATAGAGTTACAAATGATATAACCTCTATAGATATTGAGGATGGAGTTGAATGGATATTTAAGTATTACAGAAAAAGGGGATTCCCACACTATACAATTCGCGAAGAAGAAAAACACGAACACATTAGAAAATTACAAAAATTTAATCATAAAACAATACTTGATGGTGATGAAATAATCCAGACAATGCATGGATTGAGATTGGCTTGGAGTTACTTTCCACAATTTTGGAATGTACTTTGTGGTAGTGCAAAAAATACTCCTTGGGAAAATTTTCACGATGATGAAAAATTAAAAAAAGTTATTAGAAAGACTTGGATATGGCAAGAAAAATTTGGTAATGGAAGATATACAGAGAATAGATTTAGACAAAATTTAAAATTATATGAGGGAACACAAACCGTATCTAACTTTCGTCCTACAGCTGCAAAATACATTTATGAAACATATGGTGGAGATGGAGTAGTTTGGGATATGAGTTGTGGTTGGGGTGGACGATTACTTGGAGCACTTTCATCCAGTAGAGTAAAGAAATATATTGGTACTGAACCATCAACAAAAACATTTAAGGGATTGAATAAGATTAAAGAAGAGTTTAGTTATCTTGGAAAAGAAGTAGAATTACATTGTCTTGGTAGTGAAGTATTTAAACCAGAGGAAAAGGTAGACTTATGTTTCACTTCACCACCATATTTTAATACTGAAAAGTATGCGGATGAACCCACACAAAGTTATATTAAGTATCCTACAGAACAAGAGTGGATTGATGGATTTTTATTTCAAACTTTACAAAATACTTTTGATTCTACGAAAGTAAATGGATATTTATTATTGAATATAGCGAACACTTCGAGTGGGAAAAATATTGAAACTGGAACACTTGAAATAGCAAAAAAATTAGGTTATAAATATATCAAAACTCTTAGATTAAATCTATCAACAATGGCCAGAGCTGGAGAAGGCTCGGGTTCAAAATTTGAACCAGTTTTCGTATTTCAAAAGGTGTAGTAATGAGCGAAACCTTAGTAAAATACGGAACTTCATTTCAAAGTAAAATTATTGCAAGTTTGATTACAGATAATAAATTTACTAAACAGATTGTTGATATATTAGATGTTAGTTATTTCGATAGTGAATCTAATAAGTTTATTATAAAATCAATACAAGATTATTTTACAAAATATAAATCTACACCTACAATGGAAGCTTTAAAAGTTTTTGTAGATGATATAGAAAACGATGTATTGAAATCAGGTGTGATTGATTTTTTACGACAAGCGTGGGCACATAGAGAATCACCAGATTTAGTGTTTGTAAAGGAAAAGACATTAGAGTTTTGTAAGAATCAAGTTATCAAAACTGCTATAATGGAATCAGTTGAGTTATTGGATAATCATCAATATGATGAGATAAAGGGTGTGATTGATACAGCAATGAGGGCTGGTATTGAAAGAGATATTGGACACGAATACTTGACAGGCTTTGAAGAACGAATGACTAATCAGGCACGAGATATTGTACCAACAAAATGGGATAGTATAAATGATTTGATGGAAGGTGGTTTAGGTAAAGGTGAATTAGGAGTGATTGTTGCTCCCGCTGGTATTGGTAAATCCTGGACGTTACAATCATTAGGAGCACATTCAGTACAACAAGGTTTAACTGTAGTACATTATACTTTAGAGTTAAATGCACAATATGTAGGATTACGATATGATTGTATTGTAAGTGGACAGCCTACAGGAAATTTACAATATTATAAAGAAGAAGTGTTAAGTGCCATAGAAAAACTCAAAGGTAATTTGATTATCAAGTATTATCCTACAAGAACTGCAAGTGTAAATACAATTACAGCACATTTACAACAATGTGAACTACAAAGAATAAAACCAGATTTAGTGATTGTGGATTATGCAGATATTATGAAATCTACACAACAGTTTACAGAGAAACGACATCAAATAGGTCATGTTTATGAAGAATTACGAGGATTGGCAGGAGAATTTGAAATTCCTATATGGACTGCCTCACAAGCCAATCGTTCATCATTAGAAGAAGATGTTATTGGGGCAGATAAGGTTTCAGAAGATTATTCAAAAGTTATGACAGCAGATTTCGTTATGAGTATGAGTAGAAAAGTAGAAGACAAAATCGCAAATACAGGTAGATTCCATGTAATAAAAAATAGGTTTGGGCCAGATGGACTTACATTTCCTGCAAATATTAATACTAATACAGGAAATATTCAGATATTTGAATCGAGTAGTATGGGCGGTAAAAAAGCACAAGGAAAAATGGACAATGCTTCAGAATTTTATCGTAAAACGTTGTCAAATAGAAAGAAGGATTTTGATGGCGAGGGGTTTGAATAAAAACTTCTAAGAAATTTTAATTTAAAACTTGAAAAATTTATATATATTGGTTGCTATTGTGAAGTATATATTATAGTTATACTTGGAGTTTAAAGAAAAAGGATGTTTTACGAAAAGATTATAATGGGAGTACTAATGGAAAAATTTAAGTTATCTGAACAGTTTATAAATAAGTATAAAAGAAAAAAGCCCCCATTTGGTTTTAATGGTCTTGGTGAATTAGTTTATATGCGAACATACTCTCGAATCAAAGAAAATGGTAAAAATGAGAAATGGTGGGAGACGGTTCAAAGGGTTGTAGAAGGTACTTACTCGATGCAAAAAAATCATATTGAATCTCATCAGTTAGGTTGGAATGCTTGGCAAGCTCAAAAATCTGCACAAGAGATGTATGATAGAATATTTAATATGAAATTCTTACCACCTGGTCGTGGACTATGGGCTATGGGAACTGCTATAACAGAAGAAAAGAAGTTATATGCTGCATTAAATAATTGTGCATTCGTATCTACTAAAACACTTAAAGAAGATTACTCAAAACCATTTTGTTTCTTAATGGATGCGAGTATGTTAGGTGTTGGTGTAGGATTTGATTGTAAAGGTGCTGGTGAAATAGTTGTTAAAGGTGTAAATAAAGATAGAAAAGAAGAAATATTTGAAATACCTGACACAAGAGAGGGTTGGGTAGAATCATTACGATTGTTATTAGAAAGTTATTTTCACGGAACTACTGTAGTGGAATTTGATTATACAAAAATTCGGCCAGCAGGAGAATCAATCAAAGGTTTTGGTGGAGTATCAAGTGGACATGAACCATTGGAAGAAATTCATAAAGAAATTAGAAAAGTATTAGAACAAAATAGCAAAGAACCAATTACAGTAACTACTATTGTGGACATAATGAACCTAATTGGTAAATGTGTCGTAGCAGGGAACGTAAGACGAACAGCAGAGATTGTGTTTGGTGATCCTTATGATGAAGAATATTTAGACTTAAAGAATTATAAAGTAAATAAACACAGAGAAACTTATGGGTGGACTTCAAATAATTCAGTATTTGCAGAGTTAGGGATGGATTATTCTGATGTGTGTGAAAGGATTTCGGACAATGGAGAACCTGGTTTTGCTTGGTTAGAAAATATGAGAGGTTATGGTCGAATTAAAAATGGTAAAGATAATAAAGATCATAGAGCAATGGGTGGAAATCCCTGTCTCGAGCAGACGCTTGAATCTTATGAATTATGTTGCTTAGTAGAAACATTTCCAAATAATCATGATTCATTTGAGGATTATGCACGTACATTAAAATATGCTTATTTGTATGCCAAGACTGTAACATTGGGTAGAACACATTGGAGTGATACCAATAGAGTTATGTTAAGAAATAGAAGAATTGGATGTAGTGTAAGTGGAGTTGCTCAGTTTATTACTAAACGTGGATTACATGAATTAAAAGAGTGGTTAGAAGAAGGTTATGATACTATTCAGAGTTGGGATTGTATTTATTCAGATTGGTTTGCTATACCAAAGTCAATTAAAACGACTTCAGTAAAACCAAGTGGTACAGTTTCATTATTAGCTGGTGCAACTCCAGGGTTACATTATCCAGAAAGTAGATTTTATATTAGAAGAATGAGGTTATCAAAACATTCAGAATTAGTAGAACCTTTAAAGAAAGCAAATTATACATTAGAACCAGCATTTGGTTCAGAAGATACAACAATGGTGGTAGAAGTGCCAGTTGATGTTGGTGAGGGAATTAGGACTGCGAGTGAGTTATCTATGTGGGAACAATTCAGTTTAGCAGCATTTATGCAACGACATTGGGCAGACAACCAAGTTAGTTGTACAGCAACATTCGACCCTGAAACAGAATCAGACCAATTACCACACGTGTTGAAATATTTTCAGTATAATTTGAAAGGTATATCACTTTTACCAAGACATGAATTAGGAGCATATAAACAAATGCCCTATGAAGCAATAGATGAGAAAACTTATAATAAACGATTAAAAAAATTAAAAACACTTTCGTTTGGAGTAATTAAAAACGAAGAAGCCGAAATAGACAAATTTTGCAATAATGATTCATGTGAGATACCACCATTAAGTGGAGATAACGATGATCAAGAATATGCAAATTAAGATTTCACATACCCCAGATAGGCAGTTGACGCACCTATGGAAAAATGCGTCTTAATAATAACAACGAGGGAGACGTTTTATGAAATATAAACGTAATCTAATCTCAATGGTAATGGCTTTTCTTACACCCATGTTCATTTATGGACAAGGAATTGTATCGGGAACTGTTGCTGATGAGACAGGAAATCCCCTTGCTGGAGCTAATGTAACTATTGCTGGAACTGAATTGGGTGGAGCTGCTAACGCAGATGGTGTCTACACAATTTCAGTAACAAATGGTACATATGATGTTACGGCTTCAGTTATAGGGTACAAATCCGCTACTAAATCAGTAGATGTTAGCGGGGATGTTAAGCTCGACTTCAACCTATTGGTTTCAGCGGTCGAGTTGTCAGCATTAGAAGTGTTAGCTTCTCGTGCTGGTGGAAAGACACCTGTTGCACACACTACTGTAGATAAAGAAGAAATTGAATTTCGTCTTGGTTCACAAGACTTACCAATGGCTTTAAATACTACACCAAGTGTATATGCAACACAACAAGGTGGTGGTGCGGGTGATGCTCGTATCAATGTTCGTGGGTTTAACCAACGAAATGTAGCAGTAATGATTAACGGAGTTCCACAAAATGATATGGAAAACGGTTGGGTCTATTGGTCTAACTGGGATGGAGTTGCAGATGCAGCTCAATCTATCCAGATGCAACGTGGATTATCCGCTGTCAATTTAGCCACACCATCTATTGGTGGAACTATGAACATAATCACAGATCCAGCTAAGATGACAAAGGGTGGCAAGTTCAAACAAGAAGGTGGTGCAGGGGGATTTATAAAATCTACTGTTAACTACAACACTGGTTTGATTGGTGATAAACTAGCACTTAGTGGAACGATAGTTCGTAAAACTGGTGATGGTGTCATTGATGGAAACTGGACAGATGCTTGGGCTTGGTATTTAGGTAGTTCATATCAGTTAAATAAAAATAACAGATTTGAACTATATGCAATCGGAGCTCCACAGCGACATGGGCAGAACCTATACAAACAGAATATTGCTACTTACTCACAAGAGTTAGCTGGTGATGTTGATGGGTATGATACAGATGCTTTCGCAGACGGAGCTAAATTCGAACACGAAGCTGGTCGTA